ACTACACCATAGAACAACGTGAACAAGCGTACAAAGACTTACAAAAACTACACACTATGCCGGAGTTTCAGCGACTTATCCTTGATGGGTATTTTCGTGAGCAAGCTGTAGTTGGTGTAAGCAACTTAGCTAACGATAATGTTAAACGTGCAGGATTGCGACCAGACATTATGGAGACCTTAATAGGTATCTCTCAGCTACAGCAGTACTTTATCCAAGTAGCTAGTCTAGCTCCAGTCGACTCAGAGGAAGATGAAGAAGATGGTGAGCAACAGGATCCTGGGTTCTAAGGAGTATAACTTATGAGTGAAAACAACTATATTGATTGGGATATGTCTGACGAGGATTTAGAGGCCGCTTTTAATGAAGCAGTACACGCTAGAGACTCCACAGACACCCAAGAAGAAGATACTACCACTGACGAAGAGTTCGAGGTAGAGCAAGAAGAATTTATTGAGGACGAGCAACCTGACGAAGAAGCTCAGGACTCTGACCATGACATCAGTGTAGAAGTAGACGAAGGAACTGAAGCGAAAGAAGAACTAGTAGACACTTCTGAGGATACTCCTGAAGAGGAAACCTTAGACACAGAAGATACTAGACTTGCTAAGCCAGATGTGACTAAGACTGAAGAAACACAACCAGCAGAAGATCTTAAATTTAAAGCTAATGGACGAGAATACAAGTTCACTGACAAAGAGATGTTAGAGCAGTTCCCTCGTGTCTTTGGGCAAGCTATGGACTACACTAAGAAGATGCAAGCCATCAAACCTTGGCGTAAGACTATCGACGCTATTGAGAGTGCTAAACTCAACCATGAAGACGTTAGTTTAATGATTGATGTGTTGAAAGGTGATAAAGAAGCTATCGGTGAAGTATTAAAGAGAACAGGTGTAGACACTCTCGATTTAGACTCCGAAGGTAAGGATTACGTTGCTAAAAGTTATGGTCGTGATGACGTAACCTTGGCACTAGCAGATGTGGTTGAAAGTATTAAAGATGATCCTGAATACACAGTTACACAGCGAGTACTATCTAAAGAGTGGGACGATAAATCTTGGAATGAGATGTCGGAAGACCCTGAAACTATCCGTTTATTTCATATGGATGTGAAGAGCGGTATGTACGATATTATCCAACCTATCGCGGATAAACTTAAAGTGTATAGTGGTGGGAAGCAGTCTGACTTAGACTACTATAAGACTGCTGCTAGACAGTACTACGCTGAAGAAGCACAAAAGAAAGCTGAGAGAGCCTCTGCTTTATCAAGACAATCTGAACAGGCTGAGATAGCTCGTGTGAAGTCTGAAGAAGCAGCAAGAACCTCTGTAAAAACAGCCTCTAAGAAACGAAAAGCGGCGGCTCCGACACGATCAAGTGCTAGTAGCCGCTCTGATGTTATTGATTATCTAAATGCGCCAGACGAAGACTTTGAGGCTTGGCGTAAGAGTTTAGATAACCTCTAATATAAATTACGGGGTTAAGTACCCCAAAAATAAGCTATTTAAAGGAAAATATTATGGCTACACAAGTTTATGGTGACGGTATTAACAGCACTGGCGGTGCTAACAACATCACGCTGTATTACAATCGGGCCGGTATTAAAGCGGCTAACGCAGTTAACATTTATCAGCAGTTCGCAGATAAACAATCCATGCCTAAAAAGAATGGTAAGACATTTAAAATTTCTAAATGGTTACATATCTACGATCGTAAGACTGGGGATGCAGACTTTGCAACTAAAGGGTACTTAACGGCGCGTACTTTAGAGGATGTAACTGCCTCTATTGCAGCTTCTGCTCTTAATGAGGGTGCTACTGGAGGTAATGAGGTCAACATCGAAAAAATCACTTTCGACACCCAGTTCACTCGTGTCGGTAACATGTTACCTTACACAGACGAAGTAGAGTTGTTCTCTGAAGATGCTATCCAAGTACGTTGTCGCGAAGAACTCGGTGCTTTGGCTAACCTCAAGTCGGAAGACATGATTCAGGTAGACATGCTTGCTACACCTACTGTTTTACGCGCAGGTTCTGCTACTAATATGGCAGGTATTGGCGCTACACAAGCAGATGGTTCTGATGACGCCGTGTGGCGTATTTCTTACGACTTAATCCGTAAAGCGGATCGTTTACTTACCCGTAATCGTGCTAAGAAGCGTACCTCTATCGTTGTAGGTAGTAACAAGATCGGTACTGCCCCTGTAGCCAAGGCTCACTATGCTATTATTGGAGCAGATGTTAAGGCTGATATGGAGAACCTAACTCGTGGTACTGGTAACGAGACCGAGTTTGTATTCCAACCAGTACATAGGTACGCGTCTGCCGGTAACCAAGCTGAAGGTGAAGTAGGTTTTATGCACTCGGTACGTTTCATCGAATCTGAAACTGCTTTAACATACGCAGGTAAAGGTGCTGTACCTCCTCAGAACTACGTAGGCGATCTGGCTATCACAGGTGCTACTGACCTAACGTCAGCTAACCCTGCTGACCGTGGTAACTTCGATGTTCATCCTATCTTATTCCCTTCTGAAGGAGCATTCGCTACTGTAGGGCTTAAAGGTATGGATAACAGTGGTCGTGGTAAGATTCAATTCCATTCACGCTCACCGTCTGACATTGATAGTAACAACACGTACGGAACTAAAGGATTCTTCTCGTACAACTTCTTCTACGCAGGTATCATCTTAGAGCCTGAGAAGCTTTTAAAAGTATTAGTAGCTGTTTCTAAATAGACGCTAACTAATTCATAAGCAGCTCCGAAAGGGGCTGTTTTACTTTCTAATATAGTATATAATAGTAAAGATTCTAATAACAAACTAAATAACCGAAAGGACTTAGACACATGTCAACCATTAAAGAACTAAAACAAGAAGCTACTGAACTTGGTATTCAATTTAGCCCGAACATCGGAGAAGCTAAGCTGAGAGACAAGATTAACGAACATTACGACGCTCAAGTTGTACCTGTAGAAACCATTAAAACACCTAAGGCAGATGAGTCTTTAGAGGTTAAGATGCGTAGAGTGGCTAATGAGGTTGAGCGCAAGGCACGCAAGACTAGAATCGTTACTATTATAGACAATGACTCAAGAGAGAATAACTTAACTACTGCCGTTACAGCGACTTGTGCATGTATGGCTTTCGACCTAGGTCAACGAGTACTCCCTTTAAACATGCCTATTGAGGTTATGCAAGGTCATATTGACTCACTAAAAGACGTGTTTATTCCACACCACGTAAAAGACACTAACACTGGTACGACTACAGTTATCACACGACCACGCTACACCATCTCATTTGAAGATACGGAAAAGTAACCTATGAGCATCTGTACTGACAATTTATTCGTAATCACTAAAGGCGTTGATAATACTTTCATATTTACTATTAAAGCTAACTCCTCAACCTTACCTATCAGTATTGCTAGTACAGATACGTTTACAGCTACATTAAAAACACTGGCGGACTCTTCTGTAGTGTTAAGCAAACCTCTTACTGTAGTAGACGCTTTATCTGGTGAGGTACAGTTAACAATTACACAGGCTGAGGCGGGTGCACTAGAAGGGCTTAAAGGAGACGCTGTTGATAGGTACTACTTGAAGCCTGTCTACTCATTACTCATTGAGGCATCTACAGTATCTGAAGGAGACTTCTTAGCTACTGTGTGTGAAGTTTATGTCGATTGACCTAACGCACGATAAACCTACTACACTAACTGTTCCTAGAGCAACTATAGAAGTTCCTAGTAAACTCAATATAGACCTATCTAAAGAAGGTTCGCTGGATGTAGTAGGGCGTAAGAAGAAGTACGCTATTGTAGGGGACGCTCTGTTCGCTAAGGTGTCTGCTGATGAGGCACCTTCTTGGTTACTCTCTATTATAGACGAGGTTGTGGCTACGTCTGTAGGTAATGAGTTGCTAGACATAGATGCGCTTAAAACCAGCGTCTTAACAGCTATATCAGAAGTAGAGGTAGCTAAGAACCGGTACCAAGAGCTGATAAATATAGAGGCTACTATAGAGGGTATTATAAACTCTCGTATTACTACACTAAACGCGAATCTCGCACAAACAAACGCAGATATAGTAACGTTAGGCACTACTAGAGTTACACCTACTGAAGCTGTTGCTATAGCTACTAATACACTTAATGCTTCGCTAGGACCTACAGGTAGTATAGGCTCAGAACTTAACACTATCAATGCTACAGTAGCCTCTTTAAACAGTTCGTACGCTATTAGTATTAACGCTTTAGAGAGTTCGTATAGCTCTGCTGTAACTAACATAACCTTTCTCTCTAATGCTCAATCTAGTTTACAATCATATGTAGGTATAGACAACGCTGGGGCCTCTACAAATACAGGTATTAGTGCTTATATGGAGGACTCTTCCGGTGTTTTAGGAGGGGCAGATAGTCAGGTGGCTAACAGTGTCTATACAGAAGCGGGTGTAGCTAAATCCAAGTGGGAGTATAGCTCTAATGTACAGATCAACAATCAACACTACACTAGCGGTTTCGGGCTAAACCTTAGCACAGCTCAAGGTGATGGTAGTGAGTTAAATCCTTATGTCAGTGAATTCTGGGTAGACGCTAGCAGGTTTAAATTCACTAACAGCAATAATACGGGCATAGTGTCACCATTTACAATTGACGCTACTGGTGCTATGCCGCAGGTTACGTTTAACGGGGTAGTATCTTTTAGTAACGTCACAGGTACAGCAGACTTAGTTTCGAGACCTGCGTTGGCTACCCCGGGGACTACTGTGATAGACGCAGGGAACGTGTCTACCGGTCAGTTAAGCGCAGATAGAATCTTTGGTGGTGTGTTAGTCCTAGACACGTTAAATACATTTACACCCCCTGCTCTGTTTTCTGGCACTATAGCAGATAAAAACGGTATATCTGTGTACGATAATGGTGTACGTAAAGTCAGATTAGGTAAACTTATATGAGTTACGGACTACAAGTAGGGGATTTTAGTACACAGTACGAGTCGTACTCTGTATTAGGTTATGGTGTAGCTTCAGCCAATACCACTCTAACATTGACGTTACCTCACTACGGTTTAATAACTAACGTGGAGGTATCGAAACACCCTCGATTCCAAATACCAGATAATCAAGCAGCTATAATAGGCAACCATTCTGTCAGTATTAATACAACAGATGTAGTTGTGAGTGTATACGGACATAATATAGATATTGACATAGTAGTAGTAGGTAATTGATATGGCAGAAGGTTTAGTAGTTAATAGCGATAGCGGTAACTTACTAGCGTCTACAGAGTTGGTAGGTATGTCATTACGCCAAGTAATTACGCTAGACAATACTAATGTTACTGTTTTACCTCCTGTTAGCGTAGGATTTCCTAATGGTGATCCGTTAATCAGTACGATTGACTTCCGTGATGTCCGTCAAGATGCTTGGGTGTTTGACCCTGTAAATG